TTACAAATATATACTGTTCACCCCTGCGAAGATATAATACTGGATCATTTTCAGTAGTTGGAAACCATATGTTTCCTGCATCTGAGAACGTATAATCTGAGGATCCGTTAGCACCTAATGTAAATGTATGTGCAATTGTTTTTCCGTTGACATCTAAATCTCCGCCAAGCTGTGGTGTTGTGTCTGCTACTACGCTTGTAATACCACCGCCTCCGCCTCCGGCTGTGGCTCCCCAAGAACTGTTTTCATAACTTTCAAGTTGATTGGTTGTACTATTGTATATCATATCTCCATTTACAGGACTAGCAACTGCATTACGTTGTGTTGTTGTCATGCTTGCTAGTCTAAAAACAGTATCTGTAACTAAAACTCTATTAGATGCATTTAATTCAATGTTAGCACCTGCTGATATTGTTGTAGACCCTGCACCTGTTGTTGTAATACTTGTTGCATTCAAATTAACAACAGTAAGTGTATTAGTAGTTTTATTATAAGTGAAGTCACCGTCACCACCAAATGAACTACTATCATTGAATTGTACTTGTGTGTTTGCTCCGCCTGGATTTGTACTACCGCCACCACCGCCTGACTGTGCTACCCAAGCATAGTCACTGCCGTTCCAGCTTAGTACATGACCACTAGTTGGATTTGATTGATTTAAATGTGTATCAATAGCACCATTTAAACCAGAAGTTGTTTGATAACTTGACAATTGACTGTTGTTAGCTAGTTTTATCCAGTTGCCGCCATGAGCAAAATATCCTGCGCCGGTACCATGAACATGTGCAAACATACCATGATATGTACTTGCACTTGGCAAGTCACCTTCTACAGAATATACATTTGAAAATAATAATTTACCAGTTGTTGTTAAATTTCCTGATCCTAAGGTAATATTTCCTGTAATATTTAAATTACCTGTGCCTATAATGTCTTTTGAATTTAAATCTAAATTTCCACCTAGCTGTGGTGTTGTATCACCAACTACATCACTCAGACTTCCACTTCCGTTAGTTACCCAAGTATAATCAGTACCGCTCCAACTTAAAACTTGATTACTGGTTGCACTACTTTGATTTAAATGTGCATCAACACTAGAGTTTGTGTAGCTAGATTGTATATCAGATTGTGGTGTCCACTTACTTCCATTCCATTTTAATACTTGTCCTGTACTTGGTGCACTTGTTGCAGTATCAACATCACTTAGTCCATTAATACTTCCTCCTGCACCTGCTCCATATCCTTGTGAATTAACCCATTCTTCAGTAGCAACTGTACCTGTTGAATTTGGAAAATTAATTGTTCTGTCTGCTGTAGGATTGACTGCTCCAATTGTAAGTTCATTTGCATCTACTGAAGTTCCTTCAAATACTAAACTTGTTCCCAAATATAAACTCTGCCACGCTTTAACTTTTGACCCTAGGTCATATGTATCGAATGTATTTGGTAAAATATTGCTATGTATATCTGCTGTAAATGTTACACTATCAGTATCTGCATCTCCTAACGTAACATTCCCTTGAGTGGCAATTGTTCCCGATAGTGAAATACTTCCTGTAACATCTAAGTCTTGTTTAAATTTAGTTGCCATTATAATCTCCTACTGTACATATTTATTCACAGTAGTCATAAAAACAGGGCCACGTGGACCCTGTTCTCTTTAGTATTGAAATACCTATTAGGTAAATGCAAGTTGACCGCTAGTAACAGCGATTTTGCTGAGGTAGTCAGCGGCATTACCAAGCGATGATGCTTGGTTGCTTAGTTCTACATAACCGTATCTGGTCATGAAGCTAACTACTGGCTCAAATGTTGATGGGTCAAGTACTGTACCACTACTCATTAGAGGAATATATGGGCAATAGAACGCCGCGGCGTCTGTTTCTGTTGCACCTTTATAACCAACAAGCACTGTATCATCAGCGGCATACTGGTTTACATAAATTCTCATTGTGCCATTCAATGTACCTACAAATTTAGTATTTGTTGGTGCTTCAAATGTACCTTCAGTTGATCTTGCGAACGCTGAAGTTGTAGCACTTTGTAGTACTGTTAGTACTGTTGGGCTAATCACTGCGAAGTTACCAGCGCCACGTCTTGTTCTTGCGGCGATGTTGTTTGCTTCTTTGTTGATAAGCACTGCAAGAGCGGCATGCTCGTCACCTACGAATGTCGCTGTACCACTTACACTACCTTGTGCGTATGTGCTTGCGGCTGTACCTGACAGACTTAAAAGACTTGCAATGATCTCTTGATCGATTTCAGCAGTAATCTCTTGAGCTAGTGCTTGCATGATTTCTGCTTCTACATCTAAGCCGTGCATTGACTGTGCGTCTTGTGCGGCTTCAAATGTCCAACGTGCTGATAGCTTTCTTGATTTGGCTTCAACAGTTTGCTTGAGTACTTGAATACTCAATTTCTTACCTGCTGTTCCTTCAAGTGCTGAAGTTGCGTCAGCTTTGTTGGTAGTTGCGTTACCTGAGTAACCAGTTGCGATTTGAAACGGGCTTAGTGCCTCATCGCCTGCTACAGCTGAATCAAATGATTCTGCATAGCGTACACGTAGAGTGTGAATCTGTCCAACAGGCCCTGTCATAGGCTGTACACCAACGATTTCGTTGGCGATAACTGTTGGCATGACACGTCTAATCACTGGAAGAATAACTTTATTAAGTGTGGCAACGTTGCCTGCTTGAGTAGCACCAGTAGTGGCCGCCTCTGCGAGGTACCTCTTTGTGTTTTCAAGTGTTGTTTCCATTACCTGCTTTTTAGTTCCAGATAGACCGTCAGTTAGAGCTGTTTTAGTTTCGCTCCAATTTTCCATTAAATTGTCTGCCATATCGGTCTCCTTAACTTATACCGGCTAATTTTCGAAGATAAACAATATCTGCTCCGCCTTCAACTTCTGTTGATGCTTCTGCTTTGTTTCCAGTGACTTCTGTTGTAGATTCACTTAATACCTTCTTATTGGTCTTTGGTTTTGCGTCTTCCTTCAAAACTGAAGGTAGATACTTGTTGAATGCATTCTGTAGCTTGTCTGTTTTTACACTTTCAAGCAATGCACCCATAATTTCTTTATGGTCTTTGCTTAGAGGTTGCATCATTTCTTGCATAATTTGCTTTCGTTCTGCAGTGTCTTTAGCAATCCGTACAGTTTTTGCACTTTCTGCTATCATCACTTCCTTTTCAGCAATGGCTTTGTCTTTGTCTTCAATCTTACCTTGTAGACTCTCAACTACCTTGTTCAACTTAGCAACTTCTGTTCCTTCGTTGAGATAGCTTGACATAAATTCAGCGGCAAATGTTTCAAATATCTTACGTCCAAAGGTATTTTCTTTGGCTGATTTGATATCTTCACGTAAAGTATTAAGTTCACCACGGATAGTATTTTCCATAATGCCTTCAACTTTACTTGCGGCTGATTTAATAAAGTCTGCTTTAGTTTGATTAATGACTTCTTTGCCTTCTTTTATCATTTTGACTTTTGCTTCAACTAGTGAGCGTTTGTCTTCATGAAACTCGTTGAGCTCTTTGGTTAGTTGCTCCATAACAAATCCTTCTAATTTGGACATGTTATCTTCTTGAACAACCCGGTCTTGGCGAAGTTCATTAATTTCTTTGCCAAGTGTATCCATCACAAACTGATCAAGCACTTTTGCATGCTCTTTCATATGCTTGCGATAAGCTACACGATCTTCAGCTACTTTTGCTTTATCTTGATTAAACTCTTCGAGTTCTTTAGATATAACATCAGTAATCATTTTGTCAGCGGCTTCGACAATTTGCGACTTGTCATTTTCATAACGAGTTGCAAATTCTTCTCTAAGTTCAGCTGTGATTGTCTCACGAGCTTCTGTTAGTTGTGTCTCCCACGCTTCTGACAAAGAAGATCTAACCTCTTCGGAGAGCGTACTCGAGCTTAATAGTTCATTCATTGCATGAGCCATATTAATCTCTCCTATATCTCAGGTTTTTAATAAAAGTAGTCACCTCTTCCTGGAGATAACGTTGTGCACCTTTATCGTGTCTAGTTGCTTCAGCGACATCCATTAACACATTGCCCCGTCTATGATTCATAATTCTTTCATAGATTGGATCGGGATAAGCATCTGGAGCACTTGGATTTGCAACGATATCAACAGTAATGATTTCAAAATCTTTAACTATTCCGTTATCGTTAACATTGCCACTGCCTCGGCTTGACACGCCTAATTTTACTCCACTCTCCAACAGGGTTTTACAAATATTTCCCATCGGAGTAGGTAGAATTTTCAGCTTACCGATACCGTTCGGACCGTCTGTATCCATTTCAGTGATCATGTGAGACACACGATCTAAATTGATATTCAGGTCATCTGGGTGATCAGCTTCGCCTAATACACTGTATCCACCTTTGATTTTTTCATTAATTGCCTTAACAGCATTATGAATTTCTTCTTTTGTGTAGATACGATTGTTTTGGTTGCGTACATCACCTTCAATAAAAATACCTTTCATATATAAGTTTTTACCATTACCTTCTTCTAATGTTTCAGTAATAATATTTGCTTGATTATATGTTAAGTGTTCTTTCAGTGAGGTAAGCATATTACTTCATTCCTCTGATTGGACTGTCTGACTTAGAGTCTTCACTCTTAGGTGCAGGTGCCGCACTAGGTGAACCAGCTTCTTGTGGTCCATCTACACCCATATCTTTAGCGGCTGGAGCAGGTCTACCCTTCTCATCGCCACCGCCAATTGAGTGTGCTTTAGCATCGTTAGGTGCTTTAGCTTGTGAAGCTACAGGTGATCCTTTATCACTTGAATCACTGTGTGATACACTAACTGCACTCATTGAAGCACCTTCTTCAACAGCTTCCACTTCTTCAGTTGCTACTGATTCCATTTCATCCATTTCTGGCTCTTCTTCTGCAGGTTCGTCATCACCCATCAGATCTGAAAAAGCGGCACGTAGTTCTGCAATTGCATCTTCTACATTATCCATTGCTTCTTCTGCATCTGACTCACCGTCCATGTCGCCTTCTTCTGCTTCTGGCTCCATGTCCATAGCTAGATCCATTTCTGGTTCTGCCATTTCTTCGTCATCCATGTCCTCATCGTCCATGATTTCTTCGTCCTCAATCTCTTCTTCGGCTGTTTCGATATCATCAAGGAAATCTTCTTCAGCATCAGAGGCGTCAATCGCTTCTTCTACTTCTTCGTCCTTTGAATCATCATCAGCTTCATCAAGATCGATAGTTTCGTCTAAGTCGTCCTCTTGAATTTCGTCTTCTACTACTTCATCTTGTTCTTGTAGATTTGACCAATGTGATTTGGCTTTTTCAACAAAAACAGTGTGAAGAAGATCGGCGGCTTTATCTTGCTCGTCGTTAACGATATATTCAAGGACTTTAACTAAAGATTCCTTATGTTCGCTCATATCTTTCTCCTTAAAAAATTACAGGCTTACCAAGATGGTTTACATCTATATTTAACACACCAAGACGTTTCGGCTGGATAATACCCTAAAAAATGGGTATTTTATGAATATCTCTCTGAGATAAGTAAATCTTGTGTGAAAATTCTATGTTTGTACAGGTTTTGCGTATATTTTTTTAACACGTTGTGTACGGGTTGCATTTTCAATATTATGTACTTCTCGTTGTTTTCTCAAACGATTTATATGCTTTAATGTTAGCCTAGCTTTACGAGTATCGTCTATTTGTCTATTATTATACTTGTCATCTTCGGCATCATAATATTCTTTTAAAAATTCAGCGTCACGCATTTTCATCTCCTGTAGGTACTGCTTCTGCACCACTAATTGGACTTGTACCAGCTTCTGTATCAGCTGTAGGTGCGTCCAATGGTAAATCATCTGGTGCTCCGTCCGGAATGTCAAATCCACGTACTCCGACGTTACCTAAACCTGGTAACGAATCAGCTTCGGGAGTTACACCACTTTCATTTTCTTCTTCCCACATACGCTCGTTTTTAAGAATTTCTTCTTCAGTAAGTCCTAGATATTTCTCCATTAAGAAACGTCTACTCATATACTGAACACCTTCAAGTCCGCTGAATACATTCGCTCTCGCGGCATGTACTTCAATTTCTTTATATGTACTAAAGCTCTGTGGTTCTACAAACTCTAAGTCAAACAAGCCAGCATCAATATTAATGCCTTTGTGTTTCATAAACAGTTTAAACTCTTTATCCATTGTAGGAGCAATTGCATTTTGTAGTCTCATACAGTATTGATTAAATCTATATTCTTGTATAAATGCTGTACCTACTCTACCATCTACATAGCTAGCTGTTCCGTCGTCTGGACCAGTTGGCAAATAACTGCTGGGCACACGCAATGCTCTTAGCATTTTGTTTGTAAAATAACGCAAGTCATCAATTTGTCCTAGGTTTTCTCCACCCGGTAACACTTCAACTTTACTACCTCTGCCTTCGCTGGTTTGTGCAAAAAAGTAGTCTTCCATAATTGACAATGGGTTATATGCGGCATCCATTATGGTTGTACCACCACCTGTTTTGTTAGGAATACGTTTTTGATGAATTTCATTTTTAACACGCTCTACAAAACCCATAGCTTTGTTGGGAGGCATATTGCCTACGTCAACGTAAAAAACTCTACGTTCTGGAGCACGTTGTACTCTGTATATAATAATACTATCTTCTAATAGTTCTTTTTGCTTGTATGTTTTAAAAATAGGATCAAGTATACTAGCACCAAAAGGCCAATTGTTATCCATACCTTCAGTCATACCCAAGTGTACTACATGGCTGGCATCTACTGTATATTCTTGAATATTGCCTGTACCTGAATCATACTGTCCTGAATAAGCACCATATGCACCTTTATCAAGAACTTGTCCACGCATCATACTATTAACAGTACCATAAGTTTGACTGTGTTGCACAGGTTTACTTACAGTTTTTTCCTGCATATTAAGATCTATGTTTTTAATGATATATTGTTCTGGTTCTTTACCTTTAGATTCGTTAACAACACATTTGGTTACATCAACAGGGTTGACATAATATAGTTCCCAAGTCTCCGGATCTCTAATAAAAAATTGATCACCATACTTGATGGTATTTCTAAACATACGGAAAATACGTTTATCCCAATCTTGTAATGCACACCATTGTTGTAGTGTACTTTCAAGAATTTTAACTTCACTTTCGGTTGCTTTTTCTTTAAAATTAACTTTGAAAGGAAGTTTACTAGATTCTTCTACTTGTGTGCTAAATTCACTAATAATATCAATGGCGGCATTTATTTCACTGTCCATATCCATTTGGTCATATTGTGCATATCGCTCAACACGATTAGGTTGTCCACTGTATACTTCAGGTAACCAACTTTGAAAACGACTAGCACTGCTAGGTTTCATACTATCGGATCCTTGTCCGCCATACATGGTAAAATGTTTTTTCCAGCTCATATGATTCTCTTTTACTTTATTATAGTGTATTTATAGTTTTTGTCAACCTTATTAATATTGAGTTCCTGGTATTTGTATAGTTTGGTTATTAGGACTATTAAGATTGCCGTTGAGTAATGGGTCACCTGTCATTGGAGTTTGATTATTGCTTTGTGCAGATGGAATTACAACGTTTTCATTAACAGGTCTGTCTTTAATTAAATTTGCTAGTTTTTGTAATGATTGATCTCCAAATTCAAAAGGCTGTTTAATTGCATCCACTACGTCTTTAAAAGGTTCAAACCTTATTTGTCCGTTTGTATCACGGCTAAGTTCATTAGCGGCACCCACTGATCCGCCACCAACAAGCTGTGGCAACATCATTGCCTTTGCGGCTTGTCCTGCTTTTCCTGGCAGATTCCCCATTAACAATCCAAGAAAGAATCCCATGTCTGATAGTTCCATTGGTTTACCTGTAGCCATATTGCCAAATGGTTCTAGCACTGCACCGCCTACTCCGCCACCGCCTACACGGAAAGCAGTTTGTGCAGTTTCACTCCCTAATCCGCTTTGTAGGAAATCTTGCATAGCTAGTATAAGAGCTGAGGATCCTAATCCTTCTTTGCCTGTTGCTTGCCTTGACGCGGCAAAAATAAATTGTTGTATTAAATTTTGAAATTGTTTTTCAGTTTGTTCAAGCTCAGCTGACATGCCTCTTGCTCGTTGTCTCGCATCACCCTCTTGTTTATTCATTTCATCTAAGTTTTC